GAGGGGCTGCGGTGTCCACAGGGGTCTGCGGTGCTGTATGTAAGCCCTACGATGGGGCAATCGCGGCAGATTATTTGGGACTTGTTACTTGATCTGGGGCGGGAGGTTATCCAGTCGAGCCACGTCAATAACTTGGACATTACGCTGATCAATGGTGCAAGGATACACGTGCGCGGTGCAGATAGGCCGGATACGTTGCGCGGGGTGAGTTTGACCTATGCCGTGCTGGATGAGGTGGCAGACATTAAGCCAGAGGCTTGGGAGCAAGTTATTCGGGCATCACTGTCAGACAAGAAGGGTCGGGCCATGTTTATTGGTACGCCCAAGGGTAGGAACTGGTTCCATGATTTGTGGAAGCTGGGGCAGGGTGAGCAGGATAAGGATTGGAAGTCTTGGCACTTCACCACGGCTGATAACCCCTTGATTGACCCAGATGAGATTGAGTCAGCCAAAAAGACGCTATCTACTTTTTCTTTCAAACAGGAGTACATGGCGTCATTCTCCAATGCTGGCGCGGATGTATTTAAAGAGGAATGGCTGAAGTATGGCGTGGAGCCGGAGCATGGCAGCTATTTTGTGGCGGTTGACTTGGCGGGGTTTGAAGAGGTGGCAAGGCAGGCGGCTAACTCTAAGAAGCGCCTGGATGAGACGGCCATTGCCATTGTGAAGGTGACGGATGAGGGGGTGTGGTTTGTCAAAGAGATTCAGCACGGAAGGTGGGATATTCGTGAGACGGCGTCCAAGATACTGATGGCAATGCGGGAATACCGGCCACTAAGTATTGGGATTGAGAAGGGGGCTTTGAAGAATGCTGTACTGCCGTATTTGAGTGATTTGATGCGAAAAAACAATGTGTATAGTCACATTGTTGATTTAACGCACGGTAACAGGAAGAAGACTGATAGAATCATCTGGTCATTGCAAGGGCGGTTTGAGCATGGCAGGGTGGTATTGAACAGCGAAGAAGAGTGGGATGACTTTGTTGACCAGCTTCTTATGTTCCCATCACAAGGTGTTCACGATGACCTGCCGGATGCATTGTCATACATTGACCAATTGGCCGTTACAACCTACTTTGAAGAAGCAGAAGACGAGTGGGAGCCAATGGACATAATTGCTGGAATATAAGGTAAATCATGGATCAAAACGATTTCGAAGAACCTTCAGAAAGCGACAAAGAGCTTACGGACTTTGTTGTTAGCCATTGTGACCGCTGGCGTGACTACCGCGATACCAATTTTCTCTCAAAATACCTTGAATATGAGCGTATTTTCCGTGGTGAATGGGCTGCGGAGGACAAAACACGCGAATCTGAGCGTTCACGCATAGTTACCCCTGCCACGCAGCAGGCGGTTGAGACTCGGCACGCTGAGATTATGGAAGCCATCTTTGGTCAGGGCGATTTCTTTGATATTGAGGATGACCTAAAGGACATAAACGGCAATCCTTTGGATGTTGAAATGCTTAAAGCCCAGTTAATGGAAGACTTTAAGCAGGACAAGATTAGAAAAGCTATTGACCAGATTGAGTTAATGGCTGAAATCTACGGCACGGGCATTGGTGAGATTGTGGTGAAGACGGAAAAGGTCTTTGAGCCAGCAACTCAGCCAATTCCAGGCCAGATGGGTCAAGCCGCTATTGGTGTGGTGGAAAAAAGCCGCATTGCGGTGAAGATTGTGCCGGTTAACCCTAAAAATTTTTTGTATGACCCCAATGGAACGAGCATTGATGACTGCATGGGTGTGGCAATTGAGAAATTTGTCGGCATTCAGAAGATTGTTGAGGGTATGGAGAAGGGTATCTACCGCAAGGTGGACATTGGCACAGACTCGGATGACAATGATTTAGAGCCAACGCAGGAAGTCACGCAATACCGTGATGACAAGGTTCGTTTATTGACGTATTACGGTCTGGTTCCGCGTGAGTATCTCAAGCAATTGGAGAACGAAGGCGGCGAGGTTGTGGACTTGTTCCCAGAAGACTCGGTTGCTGACGAATACTCCGACATGGTGGAAGCCATTGTCGTGATTGCCAACGAGGGCTTGCTACTCAAGGCAGAAGAAAACCCGTACATGATGAAGGATCGTCCAGTTCTGTCCTACCAAGACGATACCGTCCCCAACCGGCTGCTAGGACGCGGCACGGTTGAGAAGTCCTACAATATGCAGAAGGCTATTGACGCGCAGGTGCGTAGCCATTTGGACTCATTGGCGCTTACCACAAGCCCTATGATGGGCATGGACGCCACTAGACTGCCACGGGGCGCCAAGTTTGAAATAAAGCCTGGCAAAGCCTTCATGGTCAACGGCAATCCTGCTGAGATTTTGTACCCATTCAAGTTTGGTGAAACAAGTCTCAACAATTTGAACACGGCCAAAGAGTTTGAGCGTATGTTGCTACAGGCCACTGGCACGATGGATAGTCAGGGTATGGTTAGCCAAGGCAACCGCGACGGTGCTGGCCTGAGCATGGCCGTGGCAACAATCATCAAGAAGTACAAACGCACACTGGTAAACTTCCAAGAGGATTTCCTGATCCCGTTTATCCAAAAGGCTGCGTTCCGGTATATGCAGTTTGACCCCGAGCGCTATCCATCGGTGGACATGAAGTTCATTGCAACGGCAACGCTGGGTATCATTGCCCGTGAGTACGAACAGCAGCAATTTATTGGCTTGCTTCAGACGTTGGGGCCGAATACGCCAGTGCTACCGTTAATCCTAAAAGGTATCTTAAATAACTCTAGCTTGAGCAACAGATATGAATTGATAGCTGCACTTGACCAGATGAGCCAGCCTGATCCGAATGCACAAGAGAAGACTCTGATGCAAGAGCAGTTGGCGATGCAGGCTGCACAAGCACAGATTGCTGTAAACACCACGCAGGCAGAACAAAATCGGGCTGAAGCGCAGAAGTTGATCACTGAAGCGCAGTTGATGCCTGCTGAAGTGCAAGCAAAAATGAGTGCCAGTTTGACTAAGAATCTACCCAATGAAGATTCTGCTAACGCAAAAGAGTTTGACAAGCGCGTTAAGATTGCAGAGTTGATGTTGAAGGAAGCTGACATCAAGAACAAATCCAAGATCGTTGAACTGCAAATGAACAACGCCAAAAGCAATGTGGTTGACATGGAAAACCAATTTCTCGAAAAACTAGCAACGGAGTTAAATTATGGCAATCGATAAAATTTTTAAGAATTCTTATGTTGACGATTTAGCGGATAACGTATTGAATGAAGTTGATGATTTCATGGTTAGCGTTGACAAAATGCAACAGCAAAAGGTTGCTGGTAATGTCCAACGAGTTGTTCAAGCCTTTAAGCAAATTGAAACCAACATCACCGAGAAGTTTGACAACGTAAGCAATGTCATTGAAAAGCGCGTATTGACTATCAAGGACGGGCGCGATGGAATTAATGGCAGCGATGGACGCAACGGTAAAGACGGGCGTAACGGTAAGGATGGCATCAACGGTAAGCCAGGTTTGCAAGGCCCACCAGGTAAGGACGGAATAGACGGTACTGACGGTGTATCAGTTACCGATGCAAATATTGATTTTGATGGTAGCCTGATTATCAATCTGTCGTCTGGTAAGCAAATCAATGCTGGCGAGATTGTTTCGCCCGAGTTGGAAAAGCAAATCATTGCAATCACAAGAGGCGGCGGCAGTAGCGGCAGCGGTGGCGATGTTATGGGGCCGACATCTGCAACAGATAACGCCGTTGCTAGGTTTGATGGGACAACTGGAAAGCTAATACAAAACTCGGCAGTCATTATTACCGATGCAGGTAATGTGTCTGGCGTTGGGACACTAAGCGCGTCAGGTGGCGCTACTATTCAAGGGATGACCGTAGGACGTGGCGCGGGTGCGGTAGTGTCCAATACGGTGGTAGGGAATGGCGCATTGGCAACCAATTCTACCGGCGTATTTAATACAGCGGTTGGGATTAACGCTTTAAACGCGGCAACAATAGCGGACGACAATACGGCGATTGGTAATGCCGCATTGCAGAGCGCAATTACTGGCGCAAACAACACTGCCGTAGGTAGTAATGCGTTAGGCAATTTAGAAACTGGAAATCAAAATGTTGCAATAGGAGATGGTGCTTTAAGTAACTTGGACGGCTACGCCTCCAATGTTGCCGTGGGGCCGAGTGCCATGAGTACCGCGCAATGCGACGAGGCTATAGGCGTGGGATTTTCTGCTGTGGCTTCAAATACTGCTACTGGGACAGTGGGGATTGGATCACTCGCGTTATCCAGCAACACTTCAGGAGTTGGTCAAACGGCTGTAGGGTATTACGCGTTGAAATTAAGCACGGGGGGTGGAAATACCGCGATGGGGTATCAAGCTGGTAGTGCCATCACCACGGGCGCTAACAACACCGTCCTTGGCGCGTACACCGGCTCCGCTGCTCCCATCTCTGCAACCGGCAGCAACTACATAGTATTAAGCGATGGTGCTGGCACGGTTCGCCAAACTATTGACTCCACAGGCAAGGTGGGTTTTGGGACTACTTCGCCAAACGCAGCACTTGAAGTATCCTCTGTCACAGGAAGCGCAACACCAGTACCCACAGAAGTTAGGATTACCACTAGCACTAGCGCTGCTGATTGGAGTACAACATTGCCTTGGGCAAGGCTTGGATTTTATTCTTTTGACGCTTCTACGGCTGGCCCCAAACTTCATGCATCAATTAATGTCATCCACACTGCTCTAAATGGAGGCACATCTAGCCTTAACTTTAATACTTCCGACACTACTGGTGCATTAACGGAAAGGATGAGAATTGACCAACTTGGAAATGTAGGCGTTGGGACTACGGCCCCTTCAGCGTCTGCCATCCTAGACGTTCAAAGTACCACCAAGGGTGTGCGTATGCCAAACATGACTACAACGCAAAAGAATGCGATTGCTAGTCCAGCAGCAGGTTTGATGATATTTGATACCACTCTTGCAAAACTCTGTGTTTATGCTAGTGGTGCTTGGCAAACCATTACTTCTGTTTAAGAGAACATTATGACTACATTCAACTGGCAAATCGTACAAATGGATCGTATCACCTCTGACGGCTTTGTGTTCACGGTGCATTACAACGTGGGAGCTATTGAAGGAATCTACCAATCCTCTACCTACGGCACTACTAGCTATACACCTAGCGAAACATATATGCCATACGAAGACCTTACGCAAGAAATTGTGGTTGGCTGGGTGCAAGCCACGCTTGGCAAAGACGCCGTAGAAGCCAATCTGCAAAGCCAGATAGACGCGCTAAAAGCCCCTGTGCAGGAATCTGGCGTGCCTTGGGCTACTGCATAACTTAGAGTTTCAACATGACTCAAGACATAACTCACCGAGAAATTTACGACCGTTTGGTGGAGGTCGAAAACAAGGTTGATGCTTTGTCTGAAAGCACTAAAGATGTGACAACTGCGTTTGTTGCTGCACAGGGAGCTTTCAAGGTGCTTGAAACTTTAGGAAAACTAGCAAAACCACTGTTGTGGTTAGGTGGGTTATGTGTAGCGGCCGCAGCTTTTTTTGATCAATTTAAAATACGCTGATGACACCTGAACTACAAAAATACTATGAAGATCGGTTTGACCTGTTTTCTCGACCAGGCTGGGCTGATCTTATGGAAGATGTTGAAAACATCCTTATCCCGCTAAACAATATCTCTACCATTGCAGATGAAAAAAGTTTACAATTCCGCAAAGGCGAGATTTCTATACTTATTTGGCTAAAAACCCTTAAAGGGGTTAGCGAAAGAGCATACGAGGACTTGAATGAAAAGAATGTATGAATTTGTCTGCGATTGCAGCAAACGCACTGAGGCATTGGTTGATTATGAGACAATCAGTGTGCAGTGTTCGTGCGGTTGGCAAGCCAACCGTATTATTAGCGCTCCGTCATTTAAATTGGAAGGATGGTCTGGTTCTTTTCCATCAGAGCATGGAAGGTTCGAGAGAAAGCACCGAGAAAAGTTAAGTGCAGAGCGTAAAGCCAACTCATAAGCGCAAGCCGAGTTGAATTATCCTACAACCGTTTTGGCAGGAAAAAATATGTTGATTGATCAAGAACAAGAGCCGCTAGGTGAACTCGAAATCGAGGAAAATAAATCCTCTGAACTTCCTGACAAGTACAGGGCTAAAAGTTTAGAAGAAGTTGTACGGATGCACCAAGAGGCTGAAAAGCTAATTGGCAAGCAAGCCCAAGAAGTGGGAGAAGTCCGTAAACTCGCTGACGAATTACTCAAGCAAAACCTCAGTTCTAAGCAGCAACAAGTAGAGGTTGAACCGGAAGTTGACTTTTTTGAGAATCCTCAAAAAGCAATTAAAGGCCAGATTGATAAACATCCCGATGTTCTTGCGGCCAGACAAGCTGGGCAAGATTTTAAACGGATGCAGATTCAGCAGAAGTTAACGCAAGAGCATCCTGACTACTCGCAAGTGGTCAACGATACTGGGTTTCAAAATTGGGTGAAGTCTTCGCCTATTCGTTTGGGACTCTACGCAAAAGCAGATGGTGACTTTGACTATGATTCGGCTAATGAGTTGTTGTCCACTTACAAAGAATTGCGCGGCATTAAGGCCAAGGAATCCGAGCAAGCAGATACTGCTGCACGAACCAAGACCATGAAGGCGGCGCAAGTTGATGTTGGTGGTTCTGGCGAGAGTTCAAAACGAGTCTACCGACGTGCTGACCTTATTCGTCTCAAGATGACAGACCCTTCAAGGTATGAAGCGCTGAACGATGAAATACTCACAGCCTATGCCGAAGGGCGTGTAAGATAATTTAATTTTTTTGGAGCATTATTATGGCATATCCCACCCCAGCGGTAACAGTAACTACCGCCGATAAATTTATCCCCGAGATTTGGTCTGACGAGATCATAGCCGCTTACAAGAAAAACCTTGTTCTGGCTAACATTGTAATGAAGATGAACTTCAAAGGTAAGAAGGGCGATGTGGTTCACATTCCCGCACCTACCCGTGGTTCTGCTTCAGCGAAAGCGGCATCTACTGCCGTTACTCTGATTGCCGATACTGAAACAGAGATTACGGTGTCTATTAACAAGCACTTTGAATATTCACGTTTCATTGAGGACATCGTTGAAGCACAAGCACTAAACAGCTTGCGCCAGTTCTACACTGCTGACGCTGGCTATGCGCTTGCCAAGCAAGTGGATACTAGCCTGGTTCAATTGGGCCGCGCATTCAATGGTGCTACTGTTGGTACTAACGACTATGCGACTTCTGCTGCAACCACCAAGGCTTTCATTGGCTCTGATGGTACTACTGCTTATAACAGTTCTACATCAAACGCAGCCGCTTTGACCGATGCCGCCATTCGCAGAACTATTCAGCGTTTGGATGACAACGATACGCCGATGGACAACCGCTTTTTCCTGATCCCTCCATCTAGCCGTAATACGCTGATGGGTCTTTCCCGTTACACGGAACAGGCTTTTGTGGGTAATGGCAATGCAATCCGCACTGGTGAAATCGGCAACCTGTACGGCATCCCCGTGTTCACTTCTAGCAAT